TGCCAGTAAGCGTAAAGGGCGGTATTGAACTCCGCAAAGCGCTTCGGCAATTCACTCCTGATTTAGCCAAGGCTTTACCTAAAGAAATGGCTTTGGCTCTAAAGCCAGTCGTTCGTGATGCTCGCGGTTACTTGCCAAGTGAGTCTCAGATAATCTCTAACTGGTCAGTCTTTGGTAAACAGATTACTGCTCAAAGTTCTGCATTCTCAAATGCCAAGTTTCCTAAATACGTTGCATCGGTTGTCAAGTCCAATGTTGGATACAAGACAACTCCATCAAGACCTAACTCTCGTGGATTTCGTTCCTTGGCACAATTGTTCAATAAAACAGCTGCTGGTTCTATCTATGAAACGGCTGGTCGTAGGACACCTAATAGCACATTCGTCAAGAACATCGACAACAAGTATTCAAGTCAATTCAAAGGCCAAGGAGCATTCGAAGGTCGCGCTCTTTATCGTGCTTATGAGGAAGATCGTGGCAAGGCTCAGGATGGCGTACTCAAAGCCATTGAGAATGCGAAAAACAAACTCAATCAAAGAACTAAGGTGGTCGGCTAATGCCAGTAGTCAAGATTGATTTAGCAGCCGAGTTCACTGGCAAAAAAGAATTTAGTAAAGCAGAAAAAGCCACAGCCGGACTCAGTCGTTCAGTAAAACAATTAGGCGCAGCCTTTGGTCTTACCTTTGGCGCTCGCGCATTGGCTAATTACGGTAAGGGCGCGGTCAAGGCTTTTGCAGCCGATGAGAAGGCTGCACGATCTCTTGCATTACAACTAAAGAACACTGGCAATGCTTTCGCTACTCCACAAGTAGAAGGCTTCATTGCTAACCTTCAAAAGACCACTGGCATATTAGATGATGATTTACGACCAGCATTTAGAACATTACTCACAGCCACAGGCGACGTAGCCAAGTCTCAGAAAGCACTCAACCTTGCTTTAGATATTAGTGCTGGTACTGGCAAAGATTTATCAGCAGTATCCATGGCGCTTGCTAAAGGCTTTGGTGGACAAACTACAGCTCTTAGCCGCTTAGGTGCAGGTCTTGACAAAGCCACTCTTGCCAGTGGCGACATGGACAAAATTACAACAATCCTTACTGCAAAGTTTCAAGGTCAAGCCAAAGAAGCAGTAAAAGGTTATGCAGGTCAAATGGCTCTGCTTACTGTTGCTACTGAAAATAGCAAAGAGATTATTGGCGAAGGTTTGCTTGATGCTCTAACTTCGATAGGCAAAGACAACAGCGTTGCAATTCTTGGATCACAAATGGAAAACGTAGCAACACAGACTGCAAACGTTGTTCGCGGTATTGGCGTATTGATTGCCAAGTTGAAAAGCATTCCTGGTGTTTCAGCGCTAACTGATTTAGTTACATCAACTTCACTTGGTGGTCAAGCCATCGGCGCGCTTGGCAAATTAGGCGCACAATCAAAGACACAAAAGGGTTATGGCAGTTCTAACACTTTGGATAACTTTGTTGCAGCAGGTGGAGTCATAAAGAAGAACACCATTGCTATCAAAGACAATACAAAGACAGTCATAGCCAAAACTCAACTTGATAAATTAGCCGCTAAGTTTGACGTAGAACGTATTGGTCTTTATGCAGCTTTAGCCAAGGCAACGACTGAGGAAGAAAAGGCTCGTATCCTTGCCAAGATAGCCATTGTCGAGTCAAACGAAGCTGCTGCAACTGCATTGAATAAATTATCTTTCGCAGCCAAGAGCGCCACTGATGCATTTACTCGTTATGCAGAAAATGCCACAATAGTTATCGGACAAGGCCAATACGCCATACAAGCGCCACAAGGATTTGCCCCTAATCAAGGTGCAACAATCGGACAAATGCCAGCCACAAATATGCCTGTCAATCCATCTGGCAGTAATGAAATTACTATTGGTCAAGGCGCTTATGCTATTCAAGCTCCATCAGGATTTACAGCACCAGTAATAAATGTTCAGGTACAAGTCGCTGGTGAAGATGTTGCAGCTGTAGTTTCTTCACAACAAGAAGTTCAATCCCAATCAGGTGGCTCAGGCGGTAGTTGGCGAAGCGTTAGGGTAATGTAATGGCGTTGCCAGCAACCCTTAGTGTTACGGTAAATTTTAGTGACGGGCCTGTTTTTGGCCCAAGTTTCACAATTGGAGATCCGACTTACGGCAAACTCGGTGGCGTAGGAACTCTTGGCGCGACAACAACACCAGCTCTCATTCTTGACGTAACCGCCCAAACAGTGAAGATTGACACACGCAGGGGTAGAAACATCAACCAAGACCTTTACGAGGCTGGTACGGCTGTTATACGCGTATTAGACCCTAACGGTGACTTCAATCCACAGAACACTTCTTCGCCTCTGTATGGCTACCTACAGCCTCTCAGAAAGGTACGCATCACTGCTGACAACGGCACTGCTTACAACATTTTTTCAGGCTATACAACTGACTACCGTTATACCTATCCAGTAGGTCAAGACATTGCTTATGTGGACATTTCCTGCGTGGATGGTTTCCGCTTGTTCAACATGTCTAACATTACGACAATCACAGATGGCACTGCGTCACAAGCAACTGGCACACGCTTAGGCAAGATTCTTGACATGGTGTCTTGGCCAAACAATATGAGAACAATTGCCACTGGCAATTCAACCTGCCAAGCCTCATCGGTGGACACTTCTGTTAGATCAGTGCTTCAAGCAGCTCGCAACGTAGAACAGTCAGAGTATGGCGCTTTCTACATGGATGCCAATGGTGTTGCAGTATTCAAGTCACGCTCTCAGGTTTTAGCATCTGCTGGCACTGCACCAACCATATTCAATCAGGATGGCAGTGGTATTAATTATGCAAACGTGGCTTTCGCCTTTGATGATAAGCAGGTAGTCAATAACGTCATAGCACAGCGCACTGGTGGCACTGCTCAGGTAGCAACCGACAGCGCAAGCGTTAATACGTATTTCACCCATAGCCTTTCATATTCCAACCTCATCGTTGAAACAGACGCAGAAGCCATGAACATTGCCAAGGCTTACGTTGCATCCCACAAGGACACAACCATTCGCATTGACTCCATGACTCTGGACTTGATGACTGCTAACTACAGCGCAGGAGTCAGCGCAGCTCTTGACCTTGACTACTTTGACCAAGTTCAAATAACTAACACACAACCAGGCGGATCTACAATAACTAAGACTCTCCAAGTCCAAGGCATCGCTCATGCGATTACACCTAACACTTGGAAAACAACCCTCACCACGCAAGAACCAATCATCGATGGATTCATTATAGGAAGTTCCCTATACGGTATCCTTGGCACTAGCGTTTTAGCATACTAAGGAGCAATAATGGCAACAGGATTTCCAGCAACTACAGGCGACGTAATGAGCGCAGCCATGTTCAATGGCTTGGTGTCATTTACATTGCAGACAACACAGACTGCCGATTACACAGCAGTTCTTGCAGACTCGTATCAGACACTTATTCAGATGAACAAGGCAACAGCTATAGCCTTTAAGATTCCTACTAACGCATCCGTGGCTATTCCTGTCGGATCAGTTATTACCGTGCTAAATATTGGTGCTGGTACTTGCACAATTTCAGCGGTAACTAGCGGCACAACTACCGTGCTTAGCGCTGGCACAGTTGCAGCATCTCCTACCCTTGCTCAGTACAAAAGCGCTGCCTGCATTAAAGTAGCAACTGATACATGGTATGTAGTCGGGGCTATTGCATAATGCTCAACATTACAACTGCAATTCAAAATCCTATTACAAAGGCAACAGTGACAGGTGGCACACTTAGTACATCAGGTGGCTATAACTATCGCGTATTTACTGCTAATGGAACACTTGGAATAACAGGCGGTAATCTTGATTGCGATATTTTAGTTATTGCTGGTGGTTCTGGTGGTGGTGGAACTTATGGTGGCGGTGGTGGAGCAGGTGGCCTTGTTGCACTAACTTCGCAATCATTATCTGGTTCACAATCAATAGTTATAGGTTCTGGTGGAGCAGGTGGAGTTTTAGATACTGCACAAGCAGCAAATGGGACTACTTCAAGTTTAGGAGCAACTTCTGCAACTGGCGGTGGCGGTGGAGCATCACAAAGTTTTGCTGCTCAAAATGGTGGTTCTGGTGGTGGTGGTTCTTACAATTACACATTTGGAAATAAAACTGGCACGGAAGGAAATAACGGCGGTACTGGTGGATTATCAGGATCATTACGCGCCGCTGGTGGTGGTGGCGGTGGAGCATCAGTAGTTGGTGGAAATTCAACAGCTGGAGACACTGGCGGTAATGGTGGTACAGGATCATCAACTTATTCAAGTTGGGGATCAGCAACTAGCACAGGTCAAAATGTTGGAGGAACTTATTATTACGCTGGTGGTGGTGGCGGTGGAATAGGCGCAAACAGCACTGGTGTTGTTGGCACTGGTGGTTCTGGTGGCGGTGGCGCTGGTGGAAAACTTGTCAATGGAACTGCAGGAACTGTAAATACAGGTGGTGGAGGTGGTGGAGGTGGCGTCGCAAGTGGACCGACTAATAAAAGCGGTGGCGCTGGCGGTTCTGGAATTGTAATTGTGAGGTATTTGGTATGAGTCACTGGGCAGAATTAGATTCTGATAATAAAGTTATTCGTGTAACTGTCGGTGATAACAATGAACCTGATGAAGGCTATCAATGGTTATTAGATAATCTTGGCGGTAATTGGGTCAAGACTTCATATAATGGCAACATCCGCAAAAATTATGCAGGTATCGGTTACACATACGATGAAACCAGAGATGCATTTATTGCGCCTAAATGCCATGATGTAGCAATACTTGATGAGGCAACTTGCATATGGACATGTGAGGATTCTTCCCATGAAGCCACGCCTCAGTAAAGCTGCCTCACAACTTAGATTGCAGATAGATGATTCCTTCGCGGATAGAGATAGAACATCAGACGGCTGGGTTGGGGATACCCGACATAGTAGAACTGTCTCTGATCACAATCCAGATGCTGAGGGTTGGGTACGCGCCATCGACGTTGATGCTGACTTGTCCAAGCAAAAAGGGCAATCCGTATATCTGGCAGATCAGATACGACTTGCTGCTAAAAATGGCGAGCGGAGAATTACTTACGTTATCCACATGGGAAAAATTGCTAGTGCAAAGAAGCGTTGGGCTTGGCGCAAATACGATGGCATCAATGCTCACAACCACCACATTCACATCTCGTTTGCGAAAGAAGCTGACAATGATGGTGAGTTTTTTCAGATACCTATGCTAGGAGGCAAAGATGAATGAACTAAAGACAGCAGCAGGTTCTTGGGGCAGA